ATGACATATATGTCGGCAGGATCGTATCCAAGCCGTAAGAACTGTGTGATGTAAACCTCAGCCTGCCAAGCGTAATAATCAATGGCTGGTTGAGCAGATATAAACTTTAACTGCATGTAACTGAATTGCCCGTCCAATTTGTTCCGTCCCACTCGTAAGCTATTCCAGTGATCGTATTCAAATAGTACGCTGCTGGTGCCAGTGTGTATCCAGAGCTGTAAATATATATACTATTTCCGTAAGTACCAAGAACACCATCAATAAAAAATTCACCTAGCGTTCCAGAGCATACTCCAGTGCTTGAACCACTTCTGGTTGTAATCTTAGTCAGAGGAGGCAGAGTGGTCGTACTAGTAGTTGTAGTCGTGGTCGTACTAGTAGTTGTAGTACTGGTAGTCGTGGTCGTTGTAGTTGTTACACCTTGGCAGTCTAGGCACGTTGCATACACAAACATGATGCTTTGGTCAGCAGGAGCTGTTTCACCAGTAGTAGTAATCGTGTAGCATACTCCATCATCACACTTCACAACCTTGCCAACAGTAAGTTCCGTAATACTCTGCTGTGACACAATTATAGCTGGATTTTCTGTACCACAAGCTACGGCCTCATAGTACCACGTAGGTATAGTGGTTGTAGTTGTTGTAGTAGTCGTCGAGCAATCCACAACATTCAATACCTGTCCAGTATTTGCTATATGTGCTACGGATCCGTTCGCCATCAAATACCATTTAAACTCACCGTCAGCTGGTATTGTACCCAAAGAGTCAAAGAAAGTTAAATCAGACACTACAGGATAGTATCCATCACCATTATGGTATAGTGTGTATGAAGGAGTAGTGCCGTATGCACATGCATCTCCAAATGTATTGTATCCATTAGGATCAATATCAAACGCAGTAATCGGAGGCAATGTAGTTGTTGTGGTTGTAGTCGTAGTTGTAGTTACGTTCAGACATGTATCACAATCACCATATGTAGTTGTGTCGTCAATGTTTACATATGGATAAGTTGCCGTAGTTGTTGCATCAATCGTCCAGCAGTTTCCATCTTCCGTCTTTACAGTATCTCCAGGAGCTAATCCAGAAGAAGATCCATCAAATATTACAGCTTCAATAGTACCATTTAAACACAATGTAGCTTGGAAGTAATCTCCAGTTGGAAGTGTAGTCGTGCTTGTTGTAGTTGTAGTACTAGTCGTAGTCGTTGTAGATACTGGACACTCGTTCTTGTCACATACCACACCAAATGCGTTGACTTGTATGCTATATGTTGAATGGTCTATCTTGTACCACTGGTCACCACCCATCAAAGGTGTGGACAACTTATCATCAGAGAAAATAGTATTTCCAACTACAGGTACACGCCCAGCACCGTTGTGGTAGTACACACTGTACAATGGTACAGAAAGAGCACACGCTGCGTCTCCAGTATCTCCAAAGTTCTCAACATCTATCAAGAACGGTGTGTTGTTAATCGTGTCGTTGACATACACGTTTATTGTTCTTAAAGAAGACTTGTCAAAACAGTTTGTTGCAGCAACTGTAAGCTGAAAGAAACATGGGCCATTAGATGTACCAGATAAAGTCCCATTGGTCAAATCAAAACTCACACCAGCAGGAAGAACTGAATTTCCACAGTTACCTTCTGTAGTCTGAGTACCGTCTCCGTATACCACTGTAGGTGTTGTGTACGAACAAACATATGTATTCCTAAATACCGATATTCTTCTTAATATGTTGTCTGAATCTGTATATTCAAAAGCAGTAGATGTAGTGCCAGGAGTTAGTAGATAATTTCCCAATGATGTGTCTATAGCCCAACTTGTAGGATTCCCAGTTGCAGCCATCTGAATGCTGAACGACTGGTTAATGTTCACATATATGTCCTCCTGATAAATAAATGGAGGGGCATACTCTGGACATATACAGTTTCCTATAAAGGAAACAATACCATTTGTAGATATTCTAAAGTAGTTATTGTCATACCCAAGATGAAGTGCATCCCCACCATTAAATACCTCAGAACCTTGATCATCATTGTAGACTATATTACCAACAACTGGCTGTGCAGAAGTACCATTGTGCCACTTCTCATCTGCTGGAGTTTGAGAGCAAACCGTTGTCTCATCTCCATCTGTCTGATCGATAAAGAATGATGTCAAAGATGGACTTACCTTTGTAATTGTAAATACTGTAGTCTTCAATGGTGCAGACACGAATATAGTTGCAGCTGCTTCAGAAAGATACTTATTAAATATAAGTGAACCGTTACCATTATTTATAGTTCCATCCAACGGCTCAACAAGTTTAATCAATGTTGGATCAACACCAGCGGCAATCAAATCATCATAGTTGCTGGTAGAATTTAATCCTACATATCCAGTGTCACCTACAATTAACCCATTCCATCCAATCTGATATCTAACTGGCTTATCTGCCGTTGTATAATCAATTCCAGCTCTACCTATGCTTGTAGAATATCCAGTAGTTATATTTCGCTCGGTAGCATCACCAGAGTAAGATATAGTTCCAATCAATGAGTCTGTGTAGTCCCATATCAAGTATAGATACTCAAAGTTGTTAGGGTTACTAAACACAAAGCTACCCACGTACATCTGGTCAGCTAGAACCACTGGTACAGCCGTAGCTTGATTCATTATTCGATCCCTATCGGCTGTAGTGTACTGAGTGTTTGATACAAGGTAGTATATCTGATTGTTCATCGTAGGATCAAACGTCCTAAATGTAGTCTCGTCACCAGTTAACTTTCCAGCTGCAACAATAACAGTTTCACCATCTGCTGGCATATATTCATACCCACCTACACCACTCTCTGCATTAAATAGAGATATTCCGTTATCAAGCAACGGTATATTGCTTATCTCGTAAGTATTTCCGTTTACAGTGAATTTTTGATTAGATCTCATTAGTGCTTTATAACTGGTGTTGGGTTATTAAATACTGTCAATACAACTTGGCCTCTCTTCCCTTTTGCTTGCTTTAAAAGAAATTCTTGAGTCAAACCGTCACAATATGATACCACAAAGGTAACAATTCTGTTAAAACCTGTATTGTTTTGAGCTACATTTATAAATATCTCCTGTGGTCCGAAACCAGCTGTAGCATAGTTAGAAACCCAGTTTGTTCCGTATCCTTCATTTTGAACCTCTATAGTCCAAGATGTGTCAGTGTTTATTAAAAACGCATTTATACCAAATGGTGAAGAAGGCCCAGAATAACCATATCTACTCAATGTCAACTTACAAGGGAAAACCTTCTGATCATTAAAAGCAAGAACATACTTGTGTAGATATGGATCATAACATCCCAACTTCTGTGTGTAAGGATTCTCACGCATTATGTCTCTAAAGAAGTCGTTCATACCCCAGCTAGACACCTCTGTGATTTGGTCGTTTTCCATCTGAAGGACTAATCCCTTTCTAGCGTCAGTAAAAAATACCAACTGCCCCCAGTTGTCAAATGACTCTGGGTTGTTGCTTATACCATACTCGCCTATCATTGGTATCTGCGTTCCCAATACCTCTGGTATAGACACAACCTGTCCTCCACCAACAGAGTCAAACAATACGTTCTTCTCATATAGTACGTTCGACACCTTGTTCTGCTGGAATACAACTATGTCTGTATTTCGTGCGTACATCTTCTGGATAGAACCAAAGTCTCTATCTAGGTATTTGAAGTTAGACAATGACAAGTTAAACTCATTTAGCCTGTTGATTCCAGATCCCTGCTTAAATATCCCACTGTAGCATATAGATGCCTCACTTCGTACCTGCTTGTAGTCCTCAACTGGAGTAGTTACACGCACGCTGAAGTCCTTCTCAGTCTCATTAAAGTCATCGTAAATTCTGTCTGACTCTAGGCCGTTACCCCAGCACCAAGCACTAAACTCAGTGTTAAAACTCTGAGGCTTGTTTATCTCTATGACTGCTGGCGTAAATATATTTCCTTGGTCTTGCTCTAACGATCCGTCAAACTTCACAGTTCCTGGTGTTATACCACCAGCACCTGGGAATCCTAACTCAACAATTATAGAGTAAAGATTCTCAACAGCAAGAACTGTGTATGTTCCATCTGGCATTGGTGCTGCCGAAGAGTTTACATAAACGACATCTCCTACATTAAAATAATGAGGACGCTTTTTAGGTCGTTCTGAATCAAGTTGAGTCAATCGTGTATATCCATTGAATGGACCACCACTCACATACTCATAATCGTCATAATCCCAAAGAACAACGTGCTTGTTGTCTACAATAGGGTATGTCTGAAACAGTTCGTGATATATATCTACATCTGTTTCAGAAGGTATTGTTTCAAAAAATAAATTATTTTCAACTTGTTGAATATCTAATTTTACTTTTATTTTATTTGGAGTACCATTACTATTATACCCAAATCCTTGAATTATCATATGTACTGGATAATTCAATGTTTGACCATTTATTTCTCCTCCTTGATATATTTGACCGTAATTATACCCTCCATTGTATGATCCTTCAGTGTAGTTTGCCCCTCTTCTAAATGTAACACCTTGAGCACCTATATTTGCTCCAGATGAATTATATTGAATAAAATCTTGCCAAGCACCAGATTCTAAAAACCATTCTTCTATATTTGCGTATTTATCTGGAGAAACAAATTGTTGAGGTCCATATTGTGCTGAACTATTTTCACTGTCTTCCAATATATCAATTATAATAATAGCCCCAACATATATAGGCTTATCTACAGCTGTAGTGCCAGATCCATTTATCCAAGTTCCAGTTGGTATGCACCCTCCTCCGTATTCACCTTGATCATAAGTTTGAAAACTATCAAATGTAGGAGAAACTGGGTTTTGTTGTCCAGGTATTCCAATACCTCCAAAATAGTTTCCAGATAAATGAGACCTAGATCTACAGTTAACCTTCCATCTATCTCCAACTGTAAGAGTGGATGCTGTATCAAATTGTATCCATAAACATGTCTGACCATTTAATAGCTCTATGCCTATATCACCTGGAGTTATATTTTGATATATCCAAGCAGATCCAGCTGTTAAATCAGCTGTATATTTAAATTCTGTTTGAGATACTATTTCAAATGTTAACCTCCAATCTTTGCTGTTGTTGCCAGTGGCAGAAAATAAGTTACCATTACTTACGACCATTGCATTTGGATCTCCATCTCCATAATGAATAGCATTTTCAACTACTCCAAATCTACTCAATACTGGATTTACATCATTTTGATTAGTTCCATTTGATGTATATTCATATGTAATTATATCATTTGGATTTAATTCAGACTGTTGATCTACTTTTATTTTTATATATAATCCAGGTATTTCATTTATTGAATTTATACTTAAAAATCCAGTTGTTTTTGTATCTAATTCTAATATCTTGTATTTTTTATTAGAAGTAGTATATCCTAATGTGTCTGATTTTATTACAATATAATCTCCTACTCTTATTTTATCTTTGTCTGATTCATTTATAAGTATGTATCTGTATACACCTTTAGAATAAAATAAAATAGGAAATACATTATAGTATGACTTTTTAGGCTGCTTAACAACAATACGATAGTGAGTAGCCCAGCATGGTGGAGAACTGCTAATACGAAGCGATATTGTATTTGAAGTAATAGAGTTAGTTGGAGGTACGTTTATAGAGTTGTTTTGACTTGCAAGAACAGTTGTCATTCTACCATAGTCGTCAAGATAAACAACACCAAACTCATAATCCCTATCCGATCGCCATGTAGGCTTAGGAGTATCTAGTCCAGCTTCTGTAGATGTCAAAGACAAAGAAAAGTTTACATTTATGTCGTCACCATTGCAGTCAACAATATTTTGAAACTGAACATAGTTTCCGTATGCAATACGATTTCCCACAACGTCCTGTGCCTTTGCCAATAGAGGTACATTGTCGAAAAGACGTGTAACTTGTTCTTGAGGTAGGGCAGCATATAGTTTATTATTTGTAAATACAATTCTCCAAGATAAATCATCTGGTATGGACAACAAATTCTTGTCATATGTATCAATAACTGAAACATTTATAGACTTTGTATCACGAACAACAAGCTGAACTGCTTCCACAAACTCATTCCCAGTCTCAAATGAGACACGTACAGAGTTGTATTTGTTAGTCATTGACCTATTATTTCCAATACCAAAATCGTAATAAAAGTCTTTAGGTCCAAAAGCTACAGCAGAGAAGGGGGACAACGAGCTGTACTGTCCGTCAACATATTTGTATCTGTATGCAAAATACATAAACTTCTCAGACATGTTAGATGCCTGTGCATTTGTATCGTCAGTATCAAAAAAGGGCTCAATGCTAGGTGCGTATAGTGGTGGAGCAAGTATCACGTTGATGTCCATATCAATGCGATAGTCGTTCACTGACCACTGCTTAACTCTTGTGATGTTTACTCGTCTCGGTGGATTATAGTCATCCGTCCAGTACAAGTAGTTATCCGTATTATCCCCAAGTATGTAGTTCACCCCAGTAATACTGTACTCCTTTCTGAAGTTCAACTGAGATGGTGTGTTTTCGTTAGCCTTGTTTGATTGAATAACACGAAAAACTTCACCAGTCTGTGAGTTGTACTCATATATTCCGTCAAAATAGTCAGACGCAACAAACCAGTAGATAAGACCATTAGACTCGTGCACAACTGCACCAATGGTTCGTGCGTCAACGACAGACTGCCCAGATACAGTAGCTATATCAACAGTCAGCGTGTTACCCATTACGTTCTGGGCCATACCAACATTGCTACTGCTAGAGGTATCAACATCAATATTTAAAGCATCTCGGAAAGTACCGTTAGGTACAAGTCTATCATCGAGATCCTTATTCATGATCCCAGAGATAAAAGTATTGCTAATATCTGGCATTATTTAATCCATTTGCCTTGACCTCTCAATGTCATGAGGAGTCTAGACGGGTGAATATTACTCATTCTAATTCGTGCGTTACGCAGCTCGGCCTTACGCTCGGTCTGTGTACGTCTAACAATGTATTCGTTAACCGATGCCTTGTTGGTCATCAGCATATATTTTATGTGTGCCTTCACAAATCGCTCGGCAAACTTATTGATCTGTATTAAGTCATCGTCACCGTTCTCCATACCGTCAGACACGTACTCGATAACGATCAAGCTGTTTGGACGCATTGAGCTGAAGTCAATCACACCAGCAGAACGGTTGACACGGAACTTAGGATTGATGTTGGCCTCTGATGGGTCCATTCCGTAGCGTGAACCAAATCGATATGAGAAGTACCAAGTATCTCCCCAGCACCATCCCTGGCATCCGTTGTATATTCCAGGTCCCCAGTATGTATGCTGCTCCAATCGTTTAATGTCAAGTACAGATGTGCCAGTCAAAACTTCTCCGTTCAAATCAAATAGAACCTCGTTGTTGTTGTCTTGTAGATATGCACTAGCAGATAATACTTTGCTATTCTCTGTCAATGGATAAAGCTGTCCGTCCACGTTCAAAGAGATTCGAATGTAGTCCACGTAGTCTGGAGGAAGGATCATTTTAAGGTTGTCACCAACATTAAGTTCGATCACCTTGATGTTACGCATAGCATCAAAGTTCAATTCTTTAACGGCATCCTTGGCATAATATAACACCTCATAACGCTTGACATTGTCAACAAGCTTGTCTGGTCCAACATTCATCAACATGAAGTCGTTCACGATGTCATGCAATGACACATACTGGTACTCACCCCAGTTCTGATCTGTAGGTGTTACGCCTCCGTTTGTGTAGTACTGATAGTTACTAATGTATGCCATCTATTATCCCTTTTTTTGTATATCAATTGCCTCCTCGTTCTCCATTGCCTGCACAACGTCTGCCTCACGGATAGACATGCCTGCATACTGAAGTATCTTAACTGCCAACAATACACCGTCAGATACTGGTAACTCGAAGTCTTGGTAGTCTGCCTGTGCTGGATTAAACATTGGTACGTTTCCAACCATATTGTATGTCCACTTTGGATCTCTTGGAGTGCGTATATAATTCATTGTTACATTGCTGGTGATAGTCTGTGGGTAAATACTATACCCATCCTGATCAACAACATATGCTGGATACTTTACAGACGGAGCTGTCAATAATGACGAGTTCAAGTTCATTATCTTATACTGACTGACTTGCTCAATCTCCGTATTCAAGTTGTAAATAAGCCTATTTACTTTAAATAATGTAGGACTTCCAATAACACCCTGTAGATAAAACTTACCACTCAACGGGTTATAACCTAGAACCTCATTATTTACAGTGAACGTATTTATAACGTCCTCCATGCGTGCTGGATGATCTGAATACTCAGATGTGATCAGACGTGCATTCTGCTTGATTAAATCACGACCTAAGTCATAGAAGTACTGCTGGAAAATCTCTAGCTGTGCTTGACGTGCGAACAAGTTGAATTCCTCTGGAGTGATGTATCCACGGTTATCCTTACTTATGATCGATAAGACGGTATTTCGGATAGTATTAATCATATCTGCAAAGATAATAAAAAAGGGCAGACACTTAGTGACTACCCTTTATTGTAAGTATTACAAGTTTACTGCTCGTATTGTTTAACGAGATATTGATAGAACTCATGTCCGTCCTCTGTCTTAAACCATGCAGAAAGAGCACTCTCTGGAGATTCTCCCATAGGAACTGAGAACATTCGTTTCTTGTTGTCTTTTAAGTTGTAGTGAAGATCACGCCCTCCATTTCGAACAGATATATATCCATCCTTAATTGCACGAATACAAAGATCATCTACAAACAAATCTGGATCTTCAATTGCTTCAAGAAAATCTTGTGGATATCTATTAGCAATATTTCGAATCTCCCACTTCAATTCATCGATAGATAATTTATCTGGATTGATATCCTTAAATACTCTAACAACAGCAGACATCTTATCTGGACTCAAAGATCTAGCTGCAATTTTTGCATCTAGTATTAGATCTTCCATCTTAAGTTTTTCTTCTGCTGCCTTTTTAGGATCCCATAATTTGAATAATGATCCACCATTGGCAACATTATCTGGATGAATTTCAAGAAATCTGTTCAACACATAATTGTCTTCTGAAACAAGTAATCTACCATCACTAAATATTATAGGTTCACAGATAAAATTTTCATCTTGTGAATCAATAAATGGAGACTCTTGATTGCTTGCATAGCGAAGGCTACGCTGTTTCTTTTTTTCTGTATCATTATACAGAAGTCGTCTATGTCTATTGTCTCTTGACTGTAAGATTAGACTTAATGGGGATTTTTTGACTAATAAATAAGTCTTTGAATTATTCATTTGATTTAGATTTAAATTAAGAAAATAAGGGGAGGACCTAAATCCTCCCCAATATTTATTATTCTATTATTTGAAAATAAAGAAGTTATTCGCTCCAAGTGTACAAAGTGCACGCTCAGACAAGAAGTGAACTTCCATTGCATCTAGGCTGCTAGTTTGTGCACCTCCAGCTGATCCTGTCATCCAAGTCTTGTAACGACGGTTTTCAGTTTCAGATTGACGGTAACGAACGTGCAAGAATGGACGCTTAAGGTTTTTTCCAACAACTTGGTCATAAACAGACATTGTACCAGCTGGAACCATAACACCATTGATAACACCACCTACGATACCTCCACGAAGCGATGCATCGTTCAAGTATTTCCAGTCAGTCTTATAGAAGTCATAAGAACCACGACGGAATCCTGTGAATCCAAGGTTAAGAGCCATCTCTTTGTCATTGTCAAACAAACCGTAAGATGTTCCTCCAACTCCGTAAGAGTTTTGTGCTGCCAACATATCGTCGATAGACAAAGAGAATGCACGGTTGATGAACAATGTGTTTTCAGCGATAGAACCTTCTTTATCCAAACGATTCAAGATATCATCGAAATCTTGCATTGTATCTGGAATACCACCAGACCATACGTTACCACGTGTCTCGATAGATTCGAACAATCCCATAGTACCAGAGTTAGCAGATCCTAATTCTGTTGCTGCTCCAGATGTATCTCCAGCAGTCACGTGCTCAACCATCATCATTTCAAGGTAATCCTCGAAACGTAGACGAGTTTCGTGCTGTGACTTCAAGTACCAAAGATATCCCATTCCGTTATCACCTTCTACTTCAACCCAACCAATTTGGGCCATGTCAGATCCAGCGATAGCAAATTTATCCTTAATAATAACTGGTTTAACTTCAAAGATGTCAACTTCAGCCTCAAGAGAGCCATCCATTCCTTCAGTTCCTTTACGGAATTCAGATCCATAAACGAATGCTGTAACCTTGTCTCCAGCTTCAAATGGTTGACCATCATTGTCATAAAATGCAACTTCAAATGTAGAAGATCCAATTGTCGCACTTGTAACTAATGCTTTTGCACTTAACGCTCCAGAATTAGCAGACAAGAATACAGTTTGACCAACTCGGAAGTTACATTTTAATACGTTTCCGTCAACATCTACATCTTCAACTGTAAACTCAGCTGTATTTGATTCAACTGCGTCATCAGCATTAACGGTAGCATATTTAGTATGCAAACGACCTTGCTCTGTCCATTTGATCAAGTCAGAGTTAGATGGAATCTCAGCTCCCAACTGACGAAGGAATCCTGCGATTGTGCGATTTCCATAACGCTCGAATTCTTGTTCGTAAACGTCTGGAAGGTACTGATTCATGAAATCGAAATCAGTAATGTAGTTTGTGCTTAGTGCAGCCTTTTTTGAGCTTGGTTGTAGCAACTCATAATTAGGAATGCTAGATAATGTACCTGCCATTTTTCTTTTGTTTTAGTTGTTTTACTTTTTACTTTTTATTTTATATATACCGTTGGACCCATCATCAACAGCTCTGATTTGCAATCCAGTATTGCTTGGTGCTACTTGTGTACTTGGACGAGTGCTCATATCAATATTTTTACTATCTCGTGAAATACTTTCAATACCCTTAGCCTTACCCTGCTCATAAAAATATTGAGCAAACTTCTCTGGATTCATAGCCATCGCTATTCTTCGGTGGTAATCCTCTGCATCCTTAAGATATCCGTTCTCATCTAAAAAGCTCTGAATGAACTCCACTAGGTTTGATTGGTTCTGCTTAAGAACATTAGCCTCCGCTGGTTTAAAAACAAAGCTCTCTTCTCCGACATTATATTTGAAACCTTCAAACTTGTCGTTGAATAGTGAGTCTGTCTTATCAGCAAAATACTGAGACCGCTTCTGATTGTCCTCCTCTTGTGATGATTCCGACTGTTTATACTTTCGGAAAGCTTCGTATTCCTCACGATCGGTTTCTGGAACAGGATTACCTCTTGACTCAAGTGGTATCTTATACTGATCCTTCTGCTTCTCGAAGTATTCCTTCGCCTTCTTCAGTTCCTTTTTAACAGCAAGTTTTTTCTCCTTGATCTCCGATTCGTCATCTAGGTCTTCGTCGTACTCATACTTTGATAGTTCCCACGCTACATCCTCATCATCAAGTTCTTCTACCTGCTTTTTGTATTCAGCTAATAGAGTCATCTGGTCAACCTTGTCGATGTCACGATTTAACTTAACAAAGTCATCGTAACTTCTACCAGTTTCCTGCTTATACTTCATGTATGTAGCAATCTCTGGATCAAGCTCTCCATTAGACTCTCGCTGTTCAAACAGTTCATCAAGAGACTTAATCTCTTTATTGTATCTGTTTCCAATATATGAAAGAACGTCTTCGTCTTTTATCTCTACCGTTGGTTGAACTTCTGGTTGAACCTCTACCTCTGGTGTTTCTTCTACTTGTTGTTCAGCAAGCTTTTGTTCATGCTGTTCAACAAGTTCTTGCTCTACTTCTACCACAGACTTCTGCTCGAAATC